TTGAGGGTGCTGGCGCTAGCGGTGGCGGCGGTGTTGGTGATTTCATAGCGGAGGGGGAGGGAGGCGGTAGTGATGTAGGTGGAGGTGATGATGTTGGCGTGGTGGAAGGAGTGGCAGTGGATGAATTTGCCGTTGATGATGAAGCCCATGCGGACTGTGCCAAGGCCCAGCCACTCAATGTCCATCCAGAGGATTTGGGCTTTGGTGAGGTCGAGGGTGAGGTTGGAGGGACCGGTGCCGTTGAGGGGGTCGGTGTTCCAGTCGGATTGGGCGACGCGGGTTTCGAGCAGGGAGCCGGTGGAGGAGCTGCGCTCGACGAAGGAGAGGGTGGTGTTGTCCAGCTCCAGGTACATGCCGTTGGCGGCGCCGTAGTAGCCGATGCGCTGGCGGAGGTTGGTTTTGGCCGGGTTGAGGGTGAAGGTGGACATGACCAGCAGGGATTTACCCGGCTGGTAGGAGAAGCATTTGGTGGTTTCGCGGATGACCGAGGAACCGGAGGCCGTGGTTACGGCGAGGTTGACCAGGCCGGCGTTGGCGTCAAAGGTTGAGGTGCCGCCGGTTGTGGTGGCGGTGCTCCAGAGGCCGTTGTCGCGGTAGCGGTGGCTGGAGTCGAAAAGGGTGAGGGGGCTGGACGTGCGGATGCGACCGAAGGCGTCGGTGGCTCCAGCAGAAGATGCGGCGCCGGTGGAGGTGCCGAAGGGGTAGGGGGTGGTGACGGAGGTGGAGTGGAGGAGTTGCATCGGGGCCTCGGGGGGAAGGATTGAGGCTATTTCTTACCTTTCTTGGCGGGTTTTTTCTTCATGCCGGCTTCGGACATGGCGATGGCGATGGCTTGTTTGCGGGATTTGACGACGGGGCCTTCTTTGCTGCCCGAGTGGAGTTCGCCTTTGCTGTATTCACGCATCACTTTGGAGACTTTTTTCTGGGCTTTGGAGGGCTTTTTGGGGGCCATGTTTTATACCGACGGTGCTTACCACACACGATAGTTGGTTTTGCCGAGGTTCTCGGGTTTGGCGAGGTTGAAGGTTTGGAGGCAGAGGTATCCCAGGGCGTCGAAGGCGTGGTCTACGCCGAGGTTCTTGTTGGGGAGGCCGGTGCCGGGGGAATAGGTGAGGGTGCGGAGGGATTTGATCAGTTCTTTGCAGCGGGGGTGGATGAAGAGGCGGCGGGTTCCAGAGGCGTCCAGGAGGGCGGTGTTGACGCAGGTGATTTTGTCGCGGATCTTCCAGGGGGAGCGGGGGCTGGAGACGGTGAAGCCGGATTTGCGGAGGATGTTGTGGTCGGTGGCTCCAACGCCGCTGGTTTTGCGGGCGCCGCCGGTGGGGTCGGGGCAGGCGATGATGCGGCGTTCGACGCCGTAGCGGGATTGGACTTCTTCGCAGAGATCCCAGGTGGTGGCGCCGCCGGTCATGATGATTTCGTCGAAGACCCAGAGGACGTCGCCTTTTTTGACGGCGCAGATGCCTGACATGGGGTCGATGTTGAAGTCCACCCCCAGCAAAAGGGGTAGGACGGGGAGGTCTTGGACGATTTTGTCGATGTTGTCGTCGGAGAAGGAGATGGCGACGAGGCCGGAGAGGTTTTCGAAGCTGGCTTCAAATTCTTGGCGGAAGGTGCGGGCGTCGAGTTGGGCGCGGGCGGCTTCGATTTCCTCTGGTGGGACGTTATCGCCTTCGATGGTGGTGAATTGCCAGCGCTGCCAGTCCGTGTCGCCCTCTTCGCAGTAGCACCAGAGGTCGTAGAACCAGCTGGCGGTGCCGTCCGGGGTGGAAATGAAGAGGGCCCAGCCCTGTTTGTCGGCTAGCGCGGGGCGGATGACCTCGAACCAGACCTCGGAGTCCATGAAGGCGGCTTCGTCGAGCACCACGCCAGCCAGACTGCGGCCTCGGAGGGCCATGGCGTTCTCGGTGCCCTTCAGTTCGATGGTGGAGCCGTTGACGAGTTCGATTTTGAGGTCGGTTTCGTTCTTGGATTTGATCCAGGCTTTGGGGACGAGCTTTTTCAGTAATTTCCATACAATATCCTTGCTCATTCTGTACGTGGGAGCACAGTAAAAGAACGTTTCTCCGGGTCTTTCTATAGCTCCACGGAGAAGTTCTATGCAGGAAAGGTAGCTTTTGCCGAAACGCCGTCCAGCCACTAGGACGCGGAAACGCTTGCGGGAGCTGAATACCTCGCCTTGGGCGTGGCGAAGGCTGATGGTGTTATCACTCATAGCCAAGCCCAGTTGTAGCCGGCACTGATAGCACTGATTGCTGCTCTTGTGACGCCGTAATCTAGTGCAATAGAGGCGTGAGGTTCTTTTTGCGCCAGTCGCCGCTTGATCTCGCGTACTTGGTCCTCTGTAAGGCGAGAGTTGCCTACGCGGCTACCCCTTACCCACGTTCCGTGGGCAATTTTGTCGGCCATGTTTTCGGCAGTAGTGCCCCAGCAGAGGTTGCTTAGTGCGTTATTGCGGATGTTGCCGTCAAGGTGGCGGCACTCTTCGCCCTGATTTTTGAGACGGACAAAGGTCTCAAGTACCAGTCGATGGATGGCGCGGGTGTGGTGGCGGTTGGTGGCGTCGCAGAGCGTCACAATCTCGTAGCCACGGCTGTTTAACCCAGGTTGCAAGGTCTTGCCAACGTACTTGCGCTCCACGCAGCGTCCGTCGCGGCGGGTATAGCGAACGATGCGATCCAGGGAGCGGATTTGGCCGGTGTCGCTTGCCTCGTACAGCGTTTCAAACCCGGAAATCGGTTTCCACATGCGGGATGTCTTGCTCTGTCCATATTATATCTTGCTCTGTGCGTATTTTTTGGCTCGGTAGTCTGAGCGCCTCAGGAAACCGACCCCTGCCCCCGGTGTGTAACAGAGGAAGGAATTGGGAATGTGTCAGTAGGTTCCCTGAGCAGCGCCACGCCCCACCGATCGCCGGACCCTACCCCCGGTAGTGCGTCCGTACTAGCCCGGCAGTGGCTGGCCTGGCGTCAGGCCGCCAGCAGCCGCCGAACGGTGGTGCGGCTGCAGCCGAGCCGATCAGCTATCCGCTGCTGTGTCCAGCCAGCGCGACGCCAGCGCCTGGCGCGTTGTTGCCGAGATTCCGAAGCCCAGCAGAGCACGAGCAGCGGGAGCAGGATCAGCGCCAGCAGCAGGGCGGCGCATGTGGTGATGGTTGTCATCGCGTGGTGTGCGTGGTTGACTCTGTCAATGTAGCACAGCAGAGCCGCGCCTGGCGGCTCAACTGTCACACACTGTAACACTAGCGGCCGCTTACCAGCAGACGGCAGTAGGCGACAGAGCCGTGCCTGGCGAGACAGGATCCGTAGGCGCGGGCGCTCTGTTTCGCCAGTTCAGTGGCGAAGACTGCCAGCAGCACAGCCGACAGCGTGGCGGCAGTGAACGGGACGGGACGGAGCAGGAAACGAAGCATGGGAGGATTCCCCGAAGTGCTCCCGTATTGTTGCACAGCAGAGCGCCGTGTCAATCTGCCTGGCGTTTGTCGTCAATCTCGACTCGCAGGATGGGAGCGGATGCGGCTTGCTGTTCTGGCGCGGCTTCTCCGATCACAGCGCCCATGTCTTTAAGCAGCATTGCAACAGTCTGCAATTGACCTTTCGCTAGTGCTTTTTTAACAGTAGCAAGGCGCAATGCCTGGATTTGGTTTAACAATCCGGCACGGGTTTCTGTTTGCTCTGTTGTTAGAAGTTCGGTGGCTCGTTTGTAGTCTCTGTGCGCTGTGATTTCAGACACCGCAAAGCGATCCATCACACGCTGCTGGATTTGCCTAACAGTGCCACCCTCCAGAATGCAGCAGTAAGCGAAGTTCATCCGCTCATCCATGCGGACTTGCGAGCCCTTGCCACCACGCCAACGCTTAGCCTCATCGTTGGCCACCGTGGTGGATTTCGTAGGCTCCTGGGATTCGGGCTCCTGCACTGTTCGATCCACTGAATCTATGGGCCCATGCTACCCTCTGCGCTCCCACTAAAAAGCCCGGCAACATGGCCGGGCCGCTGGTCGGTAGGGTTCCAGCTCAGACAGACCGGAAGACCAACCACTCGCCGCCACCTAGATCATGCAAACGGTAACCGTCGCCTAGCTGCAGCTCCCGCCAGGCATCCTCCCAGTCGATACAGCTGACAGGCCACCGATTCCAACCGACCCCGCCAGGACCATCAGGCAGCCAAGAGTCTTGTGCCAGCTGCTGAGCGTAGTCTGCGCCAGTCCGTTCTTCGCTGTAGCCTTCTGCGCGACCTTGATAGGAGTCTTCCACGTTGTCGGGGTCGATCCCGTCTAGCTCCAGCTCGGACACAAGCA